AACGTTGGCACTTCATAATCATCAGGCATTTCAGTTATTAACCATTGATGATTTGGATGAAAAGCCAATTGAAGTACCTGTACCAATGTAGTTGACAGATTTTTTTCAATTACTGCCATTCTGTCTTTTTTAGATGAAACCATTTCAAATTCATCAAATATTTCATATATACTTTTCATCAAAATTCCTCTATCACTTCCATTAAGTTTTTCAGCTTGTGTTCAATAAAATAATTTAACAACTTACCTTTAGCAGGTTTTGTTTCTTCATAGGTATTTATAATTTTTGTTTTGATTTCTGTGGGAATGAAAGTCAAATCAATTAAGGATTGATTACGAACAAAGTTGGTTTGGTCAGTTTCACTATACTTCTCCACTTGTTCATCTAGGTACTTATCTAATGTTTTCTGTGTGATTGGTTTCTGACGGAGGTCACGGACAAAACAATCAGAGGGTGAAAAGATGTTGGGTATACCATCACCTTTATCTCCACGAATAATCTTCTCCTTGAGTTCCAATTTAGGGTTTTCCGATTTCACAAATTTCTTTTGTGATGGATTGTATTGTTTTACATTACTACCATATTGTTGCAATTGAAGAAAATCACCATCACTAGATAAAATCAAAATCTTTTGGTGTGGTGAATAGATTGGTACCAATGTGCCAATAATATCATCGGCTTCAGCACCTTCAACATCCAATACTTTATATGGAAAATTATCTTTGAGTTCTTGTTTTAGTTTACCTAGAATATCAAAAATTGAGTGCCAATCCAAATCCGATTTATCACGGTTCTTTTTACGATTTGCTTTATAGAAAGGAAAAAACTCTTTACGCCAGTATTTGCGGTTATCACAACACAATACAATCTCACCATACTCCGTTTTGAAATTCTTTATGTGATTACGAATGATGTTTAACACCATATGACGAATTAGGCTTTCTTCTAATTTGCCTTTGTGGTTGGCAATTTGTGCCATAAGACCGGCAAGTAATACTTGATTTAAGTCAACGAGAATCATAACAAACTTTCAATAGTTTCCAATATACCTATTGTATCAGGTTTTCATCAGTTTGTCAAACGTTTTTTGAATAAAGGCCTCAGATGTGGTGGTACGCTTTGCAAATATACCAAACCAATTTTGTGGTATTAAGTTTGAAATGTATTCATATGGATCGGCAAAGATGGCTTCAAATTTATCAACATCATACAATTTACCATCTTCATGTTCTTTGAATAAAATTACATGATATTCATCACCCATGGAATTACCACCAATCTTTTCACCTGGGTTTTTGTATGTTGCGCCTTCAATATGTAAATCATCTTTCTTCTCGCCAGGCAAAAAGAAAATTGCATCATGGCCATCTTTACTAAATTCTTTTAAGAAGTCTAACATTCTAATCCTTTAATATGTGATTTTCTAACTCGTACCATTATCCATGTGTTATAGTAATCATCTGATTCCATTACACCACGAACAAACTGTTCTTTTGCTTCGAGATAACCACATACACCTTTAGATTTACATAAGTGTAATATTTCACGGACAAAATTTTCATGTCCGTATTGTAACACATCTTTCTGTAAGGTGTCACTACTTCCATAGTAAGTTTGCCAATTTGAACTGGCTTTATACCGTTTCTTTTTACCTTTGACTTGTTTGGTTTTGGCAGAATAAAAAAACTTTTTGCCTATGTATTTTTTACCATTCGTCAGATTGGTTATCTGATACACGAACCCGTAGTTATTACCAATCAAGTCTTCCGTAAAATCTTTACCATCATATTGCCAGTTTAGTCCCATTCCTTAGTGTCCAAATCATCGTCATCATCCTCTATATAGTCCTCGGATAATTCTTCGATTTGTTCACCGCAAAATGGGCAATGTTCTGGTAGTTCTTGTGAGACCATTTCTTCTATGAAAGAAACATTATAGGTCGATTCACAGTTTAGGCATTCACCTGATAATGATTTATTTGTCATTTAAATCCTTAATGAGCCCAAACATCACCCCAATTTCCTGATAGAGAACCTTTTGCATAATCAGTTGCTCTATTCTCAAAGAAATTTGTGTGTGTTGGTGCGTTAATCATTTCCTCTACCCATGGCAAAGGATTACGTTTCACTTTAAACTGACCTTTGAGTCCTAAAGAAATCAATCTACGGTCGGCAATATAACGAATATACTTCTTAACATCTTCAGCAGATAAATCTTCCATGGCACCCATTGCGAATGCCAAGTCAATAAACTTATCTTCTAATTCTACCATGCGTTCAGCAATGGTGTATAGTCTGCCTTTTAATTCATCGTTCCAGATTTCACGATTTTCTTCTATGTATGTACGGAATAATTTAATCATATTCTCAGTATGTTGTGTTTCATCAACAATAGACCAAGTAACAATCTGACCCATACCTTTCATCTTGCCGTGGCGTGGGAAGTTTAATAACATAATGAATGATGAGAACAGCTGCATACCCTCAGTAAATGCAGAGAATACGGCAATGTGTGTTGCTGTATTTTCTTTAGTGGTATTTTGACCAGAGATATTCATAACATAATCATGTTTCTCTTTCATCTCAGCATACGCCATAAATTCATTATAGGTCGTGTCTGGAAGACCCAAGGTTTCAATTAAATGTGAGTATGCAGCGATGTGTAGTGCTTCTCTTGCTGCGAACCCCAAAAGCATCATCCTGATTTCTGGCTGTGGAAAATAAGGAAGATAATTATTAACATACCCACCAGCAACGTCAATGTCCCCTTGGGTAAAGAATCGGAAGATATGTGTGAGAAATTGTTTTTCTTCTTCTGTAAGCTTTTTCTTCCAATCTTTAACATCTTCTAACATTGGAACTTCTGTGTGTAACCAATGAGATTGCTCATGCTTAAGCCATGCATCATAAGCCCAAGCATAATTAAAAGGTTTAAAATATGAACGCTCATCGGTCATCCTTGATTCTGTTTTTTTAATCATTATTCTCTTTACTGTTAAACGTTAAATGATGAGCCACAACCACAGGTACTTTTAACTTCTGGATTGGTTATGACAAATTGTGAATTAAATTTTTCTTCTTTATAATCTAATGTTGCATCCATTAAATATTGTGCTGACATAGAATCAACAAATACTTTAACATCATCTTTTTCAATCACAAAATCATCTTCTTCTTGAGTTTCATCAAAACTAAACTCATATTGAAACCCCGAACAACCTCCACCTTTTACGGACATTCTTAATGCCATATTAGGATTCTTTTCTTCTACAATCAAATCTTTTATTTTACTAAATGCATTATCGGTTACAGTAATCATTTTATACCTTACATGAACATTTAAGTTCGTAATTTTTTATTGCTGCTTTAATAGCGTCTTCCGCAAGTATTGAGCAGTGGATCTTGACCGGAGGGAGTGCCAGTTCTTCCGCAATCTGAGAATTCTTAATTGTTCCTGCTTCGAGTAACGTCTTACCCTTGACCCACTCGGTAACCAAGGATGAACTTGCAATAGCAGAACCGCATCCATAAGTTTTAAATTTTGCATCGGTAATAATCCCATCTTTGACCTTAATTTGAAGTTTCATTACATCACCGCAGGCAGGCGCTCCCACCATACCTGTGCCAACAGTTTCATCATTTGAATCCATTTTACCCACATTTCGTGGGTTTTCATAATGGTCTAAAACTTTTTCTGAATATGCCATTTATCCCTCACAAGCAATACAATCGTTACCTTGAGCAATTTGCTCCATATCTAATTCTTTAATTACTTGACGTTCAATCTTTTTAGATACCTTATCTGCCTTACCAATTTTCTCGGAACGGCAATAGTAAAGTGTTTTCAGTCCTTTTTTCCATGCCATAAAATGAATGGCGTGAATGTATTTAATGTGTGCATCTGGTCTAAAGAATAGATTCAATGATTGTGCTTGGTCGATATATTGTTGTCTATCAGAAGCCAAGTCAATCACCCAACGTTGGTCAATCTCCATTGATGTTTTAAATACATCCTTTGTTGCTTCATCTAGAATATCTAAATGTTGAACCGAACCATCGTTTGCAATAATGGAAGACCAAACATCATTATATTCATTTTCATCTTGTAGTTTCTCTTTGAGAATTTTATCCAACCAACGATTCTTGTTTAAGAAAGAACCTGATAGAGTGTCTTGTCTGTAAGCATTGGCACGATAAGGTTCAATACTTGGGCTAGTATTCCCCATGATAATAGAAGAAGAAGCGTTGGGAGCAATAGCCATGAGATGACTAAACCTAAAGCCTGTACCGATAGCATCAGGAGCTTCGCCTCGTTCTTTACCCAATTCCAAGTTAGCAACATTTAATTTCTCCCTAATATTTTTAAATATACGATTGTTAGCGACTTTTGCCATGACGCCTTCAAAAGGAATGCCATTGCGCTGTAAATAAGCATGGAACCCAAGAGCACCGATACCAATAGAACGTTCTCTTTCGGCACTATACTTTGCACGAGCAATATCATTAGGAGCATTAGCAATGAAATAATTAAGGACGTTATCAAGCATTTCGGCAACGTCTTTAAGAAATAATGAGTTATCTTTCCATTCATCATAGTTCTCCAAGTTTAAAGAAGATAAACAACAGACGGCCGTTCTTTCTTCATTTGTCGGCAATATAATCTCAGAACAAAGATTTGATTGATGAACCTTTAACCCTTTATCTTTTAGCCAATGAGGTAATTCTTTATTACTAGTATCTATGAAGTGAACATAAGGTTCACCTGTATTCATACGAATTTCTAGTAACATTTGCCATAGATGTTTAGCAGATACAACTTCTCTTACTTCACCAGAATGTGGATCTTTTAATTCCCATGAATCATCTGCCTCAGGATCTAACATGCATTTTTCAATGATCGACATAAACTTATCATTGATGTTAATACCGTGATGTAGATTTAAACAGCGTTGATTGGGGTCGCCTGTTGGCTTCCTCATCTCTAAAAAAGGAATGATATCAGGATGAGATATATCAAGGTAAGCGGCATAAGAACCACGCCGAGTACGACCTTGGCGATAGGCAAGAGAACTCGCATCGTAAATCTTGAGGTGTGGTAATACGCCAGTAGACTTATCATCAGCAGCCCGGATACCAAAGCCAATACCCACGCCACCACCGAGCATAGAAAGCCAATTTGTTTCTGAGAGGTTATCAACTAATCCCTCCGCAGTATCTTCGATATAGTTGAGAAAACAAGATATAGGCATCCCACGCTTACTACGACCAAAACTAAGAATGGGAGTAGAATAAGAGAGCCAATGTTTACTAGAGTATTCGTATAATCTCTGTGTGTGTTGCTGATCGGTACCAAACGCTTTTGAAACGTATGCAAATCGCTGCTGGGGTGACGATTCATCCTCTCGCATGTATGATTCTTGTAGTCTTTTGATTCCGAGTTCATCGAATAATTTATCTCTTTCTAAATCTATACTAATACCTAGATATTCCATATTCACCTTGTTGTTGTTATTGTTAAATTTAATTTTAAATCTGATGTAATATGCTAAACTTTTTTCCAGTTCACGAATTCCATCTTTGCTCTAAGATTTACAAAGGTATTTTTACTTATAATATCTTGGATTTCATCTGGCAAAAAACCAGATAACACCATATCATTAACATCTTTTTCTTCAATCATTTCGGGCCATATAACAACATTAAAATGGTTATCTATGGCGTGTTCCATCTTAGATACAATTTCTTTGTTACGTGGCTCATTGTCGAACACCAAAACCACCTTGGTCTTGTCCAATACATCGGTAATCGATTCCAAATTAGAGTCTGCCGTTGCTATTGCATTCTCCAAGAACATTGAATCAATGGGTCCTTCTAACACATATATTAATTCTTCTTCATTGATTCTGTCAAGCCCAAATATTTTTTTATTATCATCATGTAATTTTAATGTGATGTAGCGTAGTTTCGATTCACCCAACGAGCGCCCCTGCACAGCCATGAGTTCTTTCTCTGCATTATAGAACGGGATGACAACTCGTTTGTCGTTTTTATGAAGGCCCTCTTTCTCAATCCCCAAACCTTGTATGAAGGTTGCGAAATCTTCCGCATAGTATAGTTGCGAGTGAAAGGTCTCTGGAATCCTTCGTTGTTTGACATAGACTTTAGCAAAATGCGCTTCTGGTAAAGAGTCGATTGATGGTAGTTCCAATGACTTCTTGAATGTAGGGGCTTCCGCCTTAAATTCTTCAAATACCGGTTTAGGATAGTTGTTGTTTCCCGTATCTCCATTTTTATATCTCTCTAATTGATACTCTTTCAATAATGATTCATCTACTTGTTTTAAGAAATTATAAAATGTGGTCGATGCGCCACAGTTATGGCACATATAAAAATAGTCATTCTTTTTGCGATAAACATAACCACGGGACTTTAGTTTGTTTTTTTGTGAGTCGCCACAAAGCGGACACCTGAAATTATAAAGGTCATCCTTCTTTTTGGTAAACCTTTGTAATTTAGGCGATACTTGTAACAGGAAAGTCCTGTCGATAAAAACACTCATAATATAGAAACCAATTAATTATTTAATAAACTTGCTTATTGTATCAGGATTTACGTGTGAAATCAACCATGAGATAGCAATAATACCACCGGCTAACATCCACTTCCATTTGAGTAAGGCATCCAGATTC